ATGGAGATGTTGCAGATGAACCCGGTGGACGAACGGTTGCGGTTCACGCGGGACGGCGGGCTGGTGGCTCCGGGCGTGCTGGAGTTCAAGAAGGGATTGAAGTGGGGCTGGATTTCGAAGCTGGGGTGTAAAATGGCGCGGGGTTTGAGATAAAATTGCAATACTTTGAGACAAACCCGGCTTCGACCGCCTTTCCTCTCAGCCCTCCTGCAGGCTCGTTGCATGGCTCCTGCACGGGCGCTGCATCAGCGGGGCCACCATAGCTCGACACCCCACGCCAGCCAGCCCAGTTCGATCACCCAGAACTCGTCCTCGTCCGTGCCTGGCGGAGCCTGATCGTGGCCTCCGGCGGCAGCTGACACATTGAGGAGGGGGAACACCATGACGGTGTTGGGGCTGGCGTAGCAGGCGACGACGGCGGTTCTCATGGGGTGGCGGGGTGGACTGGACAGGGTCGATGATGGGTCCACGGATCGATCCTGGAGGCGCACCGGGGACACCCCTTGCCGGGGTGGGTGCAGCGGATCCGGCCGGAGTCCAGGGCGTGGGCGTGCGGACAGGCCCGACACTGGGCCTCCGTGGGGATGCCCTGGAGCCCTGTGGCGGCCTTGGCACGGGGCTCCCGGGGGCGGCCCTGACGCGTGACTCGGAACACGTGGATCATGGGAGGGGATCGATCAGGGGAACCCGGAAAACGATGGCGTCGGTGGCGATCGGATCCAGCACCCGGATCGAGGTCGCGGTGGCCTCCGTGATCCCGGTGCAGATCGGGGTGCCGTTGGCCCCTGGAATGGTGACCGTTCCGAGGGGGGGCGCGGAGACCCGCCCGGTGGCCGGGAAAAAGTTGCACTCGACGGTCTCCTGGCTGTCGAGGACCCACTGAATGTCGGCCCCGTTGGCGTCCCAGGGAGCGTTGCCGTTGCACTGGGTGGGCGTGGCGGATCCGACGATGGCCCGAACGCGTGCCGTGGTGGTGGTCTGAACGGCCAGCAACCGGCCTGCGGTGCTCAGCTGATCACGCCAAGCGGCGGGGATGGCGTAGATGGCATCCGGATCGACAAATGCGTACCGGTAGTCCTGATCTGTCCGGAGGGCAGCAACGACGAAATTGGCACCGTCGCACATGTACGCTCCGGCGCTCTCGCCGAAGCCCGGCTGGTACAGGCTCGATGCCGTCTCGGCGTCGATAAATCCGCTGACCTCGGCCACTCCCGGATTGCCCGCGTTACCCTGCCAGACGAACCCCGGATTGTATCCGCCCGGGCAGTTGACCACGGCTCCCGTGCTGCCCGTCACGTCACCCACGGAACGGGTCACTTCACCCTGCAAAAAGTTGACCTGAAATTGCCAAGGGAGAGTCACCCGATAATCCCTCAGCGCGTTGGCCAGTTTGGCGAGCTGGCTGAACCCTTGGGCCGTCGGCAAACAGGTCGGCAACGGCCCAAATCCTTGGGGTCCATCGGCTCGGATTTCACCGCTCTTGATCCCCTTGGTTGTGGCTGTCGGCAGGGTGGTCACCCACGGCGTGCCGAGGACCTGAAAGCAGAGGTTTTCCCAGCGGAAATCGAAGACAAAATCGATGCCGATTTCGCACCCGTACGTGCTTGTCGCCTGACCGTCCACGCAGCCCTCGCTGGCGACCCGCAGCCACAGCTCGATCTGGCTCATCTCCTCGTGCGTGAGGACCGTGTCGTCATCGTCTGGATCCGAGTTTCCATCCTCGTACGGATCCCCGGGCAACTGGACCAGATAAATGCGCGGAACGCAGGCTCCCCAAGGCACGTCCGTGCCCAGGAGAATGTCGCTGTTCGCGGCCGCATTCCCGGGCCCGGTGTGCTCGCACTGCCGGGAGGGGTCATCCAGCCGCATCAGGTACTCGCGAATGGCGCTCTCATCGCTGCGATAATCGGCAGCCTCTGCGGTGAGCGCAGCGCTATCCCAGCCGCTGACGTCGCGGCCGATTTCGGCCGGGGCCAGACTATGGTGATGATGGATCCGGCCCTTGAGCACGACCTTGACCAATCGACGCCCGTCCACGGTGACGGCGGTGGCACTCCGGATCTCGGTCGGAGGCTTGTAAATCGGGCAGCTCCTGTAGTGAGCCTCGCCGGCCGTAGCGTTGACCCCGGTGGCGTACCTGTACCCGCTCGCCACCTCGGGCGCGTACGACCGACGGGCCGAGAAATCGGTGCCCCCGTTGAACTGCCTTTGGAGGTGCGCCGGCAGGGCCGGCAGGATCGGCGTCCAATGGACACACCGATCGCTGAACGCCACCTGATCCGCGAGGTTGCCCTCGCTCCAGATGGAGTTCCCGAAATTCTGGTACCGGAACGACTCGATGACGACGCACCATCGGTTGCTCCAACCGTTGGGCAGAGCCTTGTCCCGGATCTGACCCGTGATGCCCTCCAGCAGATCCGGAGCGCGGCCGCCGACCCTGCTCGTGGACACCGGATCGAGCCACAGGACCGAGTCCCCATTCTCGACCGAATACCCCGCAAGGTTGTGTTGCGGGATCGAGCGCACCGTCTGGGCCCAGCGGCGGGCCAGATCGTACACCGCATTGGTGCCGATCGCCGCCTCGCTCCCGGGCAACTCCCCGTCGCTCCTGGAGCGCACGATGCAGGCATTGGCGGCATACCCCCGCCACAGGGCGCGGGCGTCCTCCTCGGTGAGGCCTGACCCGTCGGTGAATTGGGCATCCGACTCCCGCGCACCGGCGAGGCGCAGGACGGTCATCAGATCGTGGGTGAGGGGCTTGTACTCCCAGAGCTCGGCGAGCTCGATCGAGAGGCGTCCGATGCTGGGCAAGAACCGAGTCCCATCGGTCAACACGAACTGCACGGCCCCGCCGATCGCCGCAGGCAGGACGCAAATGGCATCGGGTGCGGCCGGCGTCACGACCGTCTCACCGACGACGGTGGTTCCCTGGCGTAGCTGCACCCGCGTGGAAGTCTGGAGGCCCGTGGTACGGACGAGGAACGCCGACCACACGAAACCACTTGCCGCCGTCTGCACCGCACCCACGCGAGTCCCGGGCGCGGCAGAGGTCGATCCCGCGATGGACACGCGGGGATAATTGGCCACGACGGACTCCTTGCTCAGCTGTCTCCCACGCGCCGGCGCCAGCAGGTATTGGCGCAGGAAAAACGATCGCACATCGAAGGCTTTGCCCAGCGGCGGCAACAGACCGTCCTTCTCCTTCTGGTGCCGCTCCACGTTGCCACGGAACTCGCCGGCGAACCGGTTCAGGATGCGTGGCAGATGCCCACCCTCCGCCCGCGACAACCGTCGTCCGCCGCTGTACGGCCCCTCGATCCATTGGCTGCGCGGGAGGTAATCCACCTGGCCGCTGTAGAGGATGACGTAGTACCCCAGCGCACCGGGCAGGACGCGGGCCACGTCATCCGGATTCTCCGGGCACGTCCCGGGATACGTGCGGACAAAACCATCCGACAATCGCGTGAACTTGATCTCCAGATCGACGGTAGGCGGCCGCTCCGTTGTCCCGTCCAGGCAATCCCCGTTCTCGGTCGGCGTCGGGAACCATCCGCCGTAGCTCTGACCGTGGACCGAGGACGGTGCTTGGATGAGTCCGTAGTGAGAGATCCCGGCTTCGAACGCGGGCGCGCCAAGGGCGCCCGTGGCAGCGTCGTACGCACCGCGCTGCCGCTTGCCCAGCTCCCAGATCTCCGCCGGGGTTTCGGCCCCGTCCAACGGCACGCCACCAACCAGCGGATCCGTGAGGCGCACATCCTCGGCATCCACATCCCCGAGGCCGAACACGTAGCTCCCCAGCGTCGTGGCCTGATTGATCCCGTTGGGCTCGCCCGGGCCTGCGGTGGGCCATGACTCCTCTGGCTTCAGGAGGTGGAGGCCCTGCAACCATTCTCCCTGCGGCGGCCAAATGGTCTGGGTCTGATCCGGCATGCGGATCTGGCGGGCGATCGCCGTCCACCACCAGACGTACCGCCACGCCACATCGCCGAGACCGGACAACGCCCGCTCGCGGATCGCGCCCGCGAGCTGGCGCATGTTCCGCGACGAGACCCGTTGCCCAGGCTCCACCTCCTCCACGCGGTGGAACTCGACAGGCATGGTCAGGTGCCGGGCTGGCCGAACTCGATCACCTTGACGGAACAGGTCGCCGTGCCGCTGTCAGTCTGCAATCGCAGCTTCGGCCAACCGCTGACCTGCGGCGGCATGACGGTGACGTAGCGCCCAACGCCGGCCGGAAACAGCCGTCCGCCCTCAATGCTGTTGGTGCCGTCGTGGAGCATCGCGCGGACGTGATTCGTGGCCCCAGCGGCGGTGACGTTGACCACGTACACCGCGTACGGTTTCGTGACGTCCACGGCACCCGTGTCGATCGCCGTGGCGGTTGTCGTGACCGCCTGAGTGCCGACCTTGAAATCTCCGTTGAGCGCAGCCTCGGCATTGACCGAGATCGACTCCGCGCCGAAGGCTCCGACGTTGCCGAGGTCCCCCGCGAGGAGAAGCTCGGCGTGAATTGTAACCGTGTTTGGCATGGTCTAGGTGGGGTCAGTGTTTTGCTCTCACATCCATCGTGCCGGCCCGCCGACAGCACCGCGCACGCGACGAGCCGTGGGCCGGACAAACGTCCCGCCGGTGGTGACATCCACCAGCGCATCCGGCACGGATCCGGGCCGGATCCGCCGGGCAACCTTTTGCAATTCGCGGATGCGTTTGGAAAATTTCACAAGGGGGCTCCGTAGGTGAACTGGCTGTAGTCCGCGCCGAAGTACTCGAACTCCTGCACCATGGTCAGCCGGGTGCCGCTCTGGTCCTCCTCGGGCTGGTGCTTGAACCAGTACCCGTCCGGCATCTTGAAGGCCACCCAGTCGGGCGGGCTCAGCTCCGAGATCAGGCGAGCACGACGATACACGCGGTTGGTGTTCGCGTTGGCCTTCCACCATTGGCCCGTGGTCGGCCCCACGCGTTGCAGGCGCAGGACACGCCGCGAGAAAATGTAAAACGATTGCCCTTTCGTGAGCACATCGAAGAAGGCCGTGATCTCCGTCGCCGAGGCACCAAACGCCACGGCGATCTGGGTCAACGCCTCCGCGCTCAGCTCCACCTCCTCGATCTGCCGGTTGGGTCCGGTCGGTGACTGGATGGTCGTCGTGCCGGCCATCCACGCCTCGACGTCGGCACGGAACCGCGCACGGTACCCGGCCGGCATGCGCGCCAGCTGCGCCTCGACGCGGGGATGGGTCCAGATGTCGCGTTGGAGATCGTTCCGCGGAAACGCCCAGGACACTTCCACCAGGCTGTCCGGACTCGGCGGCTCCTGCGCCTCCTCGCGGGTCTTGCCCGCAAACACCACGGTGCCTCGCCACAGCGTGCCGCCGAGTTCGGTGTACCGGATCTCAATGACACCCACGGTGCCGGCGTACGGCACGACCGCAGCGTCGACCTCCTCACGCGTTCCCTCGAACGCGTACTCCGACGCCCATCCGACGCCCGTACGCCAGACCGGCACCGGTGACTGCGTGATGATTCCTTCGGGTCCTACCAGGCTCATGGCTGCTCCTCGTTGATGGCCCGCTCCACCCGTTGCAGCCCCTCTGCAATGGTGCTGCGGAGACGACGCAGTTCGTCGACCTGTTGTTTCCCGGTCTCATCCCGCCGCATGAAGAAGCTGGAGAAATCGGCACCGATGGCGCGCAGCGGATCCTGTGTCCGGGTCGTGGGCGAGGACACCAGTTCGGTGCCTCGCTTGGTGACGAGGCCTCCGATCTCCCCTTCGACGTTGAGGAGGTTGGCGATCAGCTTCTGGCGCTTGAGCGGGTCGGCCTCCTCCTCGATGAGGCGGCTGAGGCGAAGGCGTTCGGCGATCGCCTCGTTGATTCGTTGCTCTGTCGTCAGTTGGGCGCGGGCGACCAGCGCCAGCTTCTGGCGGTTGGCTTCGGCGGCGTCGTTGGTCTGGTCGCGGTTCTGGATCCCGAAGGAAGAGAACGGCTCGAAGGGCTGGCGTAGCTGTCTGACGCCGTATCGAGCGGCGTTCAAAGACAAATCTGCCAGTAGAGCCAACGGGAGATATGAATTCCCGATAATGTCCCGCGCGCTCATCACCGCACTCGCCGCGCTCATTGCGCGTGGAGACTGTGCGTACGGCAAAATCTTGTTGGCGGTGTCTTCGCCAATGACTTTGGCAAAGTTGAAGAACCGATTGGCGTCCAGATCAGCCTTGCTCGCGGCGGACAGGATCTCTGTGAACAACTCGTCGGGCTTGAGATTGCGGATTTTCTCAAGTGACAACCCGATCGACTCAAAAGCACGAACCGCCTGATCATCTCCAGCCAGTGCATCTGACCTTGTTCGCCGCGCCTGTTGGACTCCTGATTCGAGCGAGCCAATATCCACTCCGGTGATCTTGGAGAAACGCCCCAAATCTATGGCGGCACCCGTTGTGACATTGAGCTTCTCAGCCCTTGCGACGATATCCCTGATCTCGTTTACGACATCCTTGATCGCATCAATCGTCTTGGTCGCCAGAGCCATGGCCCCGCCCGTGTAGATGCCGGCCGTGAGAGCGTCCAGTCCCTGCGCCTTGAGCTGATTGACGTACTCCTGCGCCTTCTTTGCAGCCTCGCCGAACTTGTCCGCATTGCCGGTGATGTCATAGCGGATTTCCCTCTTACTCACGGGCCACCTCCGGCTTCTTGGTGCGCATCTGGCGGTCCCATTCCGCGTTGGCCTTGGCGGCCTCGACCAGCTGCTCCATCGCGGACAGTTCGTCCCCGATGATGGTCAGGGTCCCGCGCTGCTCATGCCACGCGAGGTGGTCCAGCTGCGCACGCATGAGCGGGCAGTCCATCACCTGGTCCTCGGTGTCCCGCATGTGGATCCGGCGATGCTGCCACAGGATGTGCAGCAACGACGCTCCAGCGGCTTTGCCTTCGCCCTGGTGGGCCGGCTCGATGTTCGGCGTGGACCGCGCGGCGTGGATGTAGAGCCGCAACTCCGCCTCGCGATCGGCATGGGTGCTGCCCCATCGGATGGCGTGGTAGACCATCCACTGGCGGGCGTACCAGCCGCCCATCGTGCGCGCCGCCTTGGCCGCTGGGCGCGAACACACGAACGCCGCCAGGCACAGCGCCCCGAGACTCGGCACGACCGCCGCCGAGGGCGACCAGAACTCGTTGGACAACCGCTCCAGGAGCAAGGCATGACCGAGGCTGAACGTCCGCAGACGGACCGCGCCCACGCGCCATCCATCCGGGAAAACCGACTCGGCAAAACTGGGGGCGCGCAGGCGCATGGATCAGGTCTGAGGCGGGAGTGCGGCCGGGGCTCCGGAGGCGTAGCCCACACGGCTCAGATTGAGCGTCATGCTCAGGTACTGGGCCTCGTTCTTGTTGATGGTGCCGGACTCGAAGTTCCAGTCCCCGTTGAACTCGGGGCTGTCGAAGTCGGCGAGCGTGACGGTGCTGCCCTCACCGGGCAGCTTTACCTTTGCCTTGAGGCCCGAGAGCGTGCCCGGGGTATCCGGATCGTACGGCACAAACGTGACGCTGATCGTGCGGCTCTTGTTGGTGTACGACCGACGCACAACCTGCCCGGCGAACGTCAGGTCAACAGGGGTTGCGGCGCTGGTCAGGCTGGCCGATTTTTTGGACATCTCATCGGTGGCGAGCATGCCGCTACCGGTGAGCGTGAGGGTTCCCGCGATGTCGAAGATGGCGACCTTGCCGGTATGATTCGCAGACATAGATGATCAGGTTTCGCGCACGATGGCGCATCGGGTGGTGAACGAAATGGTGGCAACCACTGGGTTCCCTTCGGTGGTTTGCTCGATGCCGCCGAAGTCCAATGGTTGCCAAAACGGCTCGGGCTGGATCGTTGCCAGCTCAGCGTGGATGGCCTCGGCCAACTCCAGCCAGGTGCGTTTGGAACCGGAGGGTCCGCGGTTGATCGGGACGTTTTCCTGCACCTCGATCACGATCGTTGCCTGCACCCACCGTGGGTGTTCCGGATCCGGATCGAGGCTCGGGGTCTGCACCGTCACCACAATGCCCAGGCGCGAGACGGCCGAGGCGACGGCCGCGTTGAGGTCGCCCTTGTTCTCCTCGACGACCTCGATGGCAGGGGACGCCGCGATCTCCTCACGTGACCGGAGGATCTCGGCGATCTTTGCCTGGAGTGGAGCGAGCAAACCCACACCCCAGCTCTATCACCCACATGCCGATGCGGCACTGCGCCGGGCGCTATCTCAGGGATGCCGCAGCGGCGGCCGTGATGGCGGCGTAGCCTGTGTCCTGCAACTCACGTTCCGTGGGCAGCATCGTCGGGTCCGCCTTGGTCTTCACGAACTTCACCAGGCGGTAGAGGTTGATCCAGACCTTCGCCGAACCCACACCCACCTGCATCGCGAGAATGCCCGTGGTGCGGCCGCGCAGCACCGGGATAAAAATGAGGTCCTTGAACTCCCGAGGCCTGCGTCCGTAGGCCATCGGGTGCATCGGGATGGCGAGGTTTTTGGCGTTCACCGGCCGGATCACGGCGGGGTCGCCGGTGTACCGCATCGCGAAGCCTGGGAAATCAATCACCACCGCGACACCGATGCCGTCCTCCACGTACATCACGCGGTCCCGCGCTCGAGCGTACCAGTTGGTCTTTGGGAAGTTCTGCTTGTTCGGCAGACGCTGCTTTGCCTCGAGGTGTTTCCGGATCAGCACCCGCACGGCCATGCCGGCGACTTTGGCCGCCCGCCGGTGCGTCAGCGTGTTGACCGCGTCCTGGAGTCCAGGCGTGGCGGTGTCGGTGATCTGGAGGCGGATGTTCATGCGGCGTGCAACACCCCTGCACCGTCCATGCGGAAGCCCGGCAACGAGCCCAGGAGCGCGCTGCGCATCTGGGGATCCATGTCCCGCAGGTTGGCCTGCGCGGACGGCGGCGGCGGCGGCTCCACGCGCACGCGATCGGTGGGCCGGATGAGGCCGATGGCGAGGGCCTCGGTGCGATCGACATCCTCGACGTCCATCCCCGAGTTGAAATCGAACGGCGGATGCGGCCGCCCGAACCGGCTCAGCTGGGTCCAGATCGGCGAGTCCTTCCGCGCAATCATCCGACCCTGCTCGGAGAGCATGCGCAGCGCGTCCGTGTCACCCACGGCACCGGCGGCCTCGCTCCATCGGGTGGTCCAGTCGCGTTTCACCCGGGAGTCCCGCAGCCGGATCAGCTCCCATGCGGGATACAGATCGATGATCTCCGGATCCGTCGATTGCAGGAATTGGCCGTGACCCGTGGCCATCTGCTCCTGCGTGCGCACGATGACGTTCAGGCGAGCCTCGCTCCGCAGATCCTTGATCGTGCCCGCGTCGTCCGGCGTGGGCTCGTAGGACACGCTATCCAGCAGCTGCCGCATCTCGACGCGGAACAGGGCCGGATCCATCCCCAGCCCGGGCCCGCGTTCCCCGCCGCCGAGGAGCGTGTCGATCCGGGACATCATCCCATCCAGGATCTCCGCCTGCGCCACGCGGGCGGAGAAAAACGCCTGGTCGCGGATCCACTGCGGCAACCGTTCGATGTCGGCCGTGCTGAGCGACGTGGGCAACACGCCCCGGCGGCGCAGGCTGTTCAGGGCGTCCTGGAAGGGTAAAGCGCTCACCGATACACCAGTTGTGGCACAACAGTGATGCGGTTTGTTCCACCCACCTGATGGACCTCCCACATCATCCGCACGTAGTTGGTTGATCCCGTTCCGCCGGCCACGCTGAACGTTGCCCCGGTGGGTGAATACGCGGCCGTCGGCAGGGTGACCGTGCGCGTGGATGTGTCCGGATAAATGTCCAGCGCGCCGCGCTGGCCAGGGCTCGGGCTTGTCCAGGCCAACGTTGTGTCTCCAGTCAATGCTACCCGGTGTCTGACGGGCATCTCCGACGAGTTTGGGATGGTCGTCGTTGATCCGAACGTCAGGTCGCGTGCCCCACCCGCGAACGCGTCAAGCACGTGAGCCATCCCAGACGAAGGCGTGATGATGTTCTGTGCCGCGACGGTCGTCAGAGTCACGGTCGAGCCACCGGATCCGTTGTTGTTCAGCGTGCGAAAAAAGGTGGATGGATTGCTGCCCAGCTTGCTCGTGATATGCGCGACGTTGTTACCGACGACGTAAATGCCGGTACCGGAGGATCCAGAGGTGTAATTGGCATAGATCATCTCCGCGCTGACGGAGGACGCTAGCTCGTCCGGAATGAATTGGTTCCCCAGAATGTATGCTGACCCGATGTTTTCCATCGTTATGGCTCGGCCGTCGTAACCCCCGATGGTGTTGCCGTTGATCCGCACCAGGCCGCCGGCTGTTGATCCGCTCAACGTCACGCGAATGTGTTCCGTGCCACCCACTCCGGATCCCGGTGTCACGATCCGAAAGGGCATCGTGTTGTTGAGGATCTCGTGACGGCTGGAGGTGTTGGATGCCGCAATCACGATCGTCGATCCCTCGCCGTTTGCGAATCGATTCCCATCGATCAGGTTGGTCAGCCCACGACTGGCCAGCACGGCCGGATGGGCGCGCCCCTGCCCGGAGTAGAGACCCCTGAGCCAGGACGTCATCAGGTTGTTTCGGACTCTCAATACGCGGGTATTGAATGACGCTCCGACCCCGTGGACGGATCCACCGTCCGTGCCGGTGATCACGTTGTCCTGAATCGTCACATCCTCCGTGTCACCGTAGGAGGACCACTGAAGGTGGATACCCACGCCGCGCGGAGTGCCTCCACCCACGGAGTCGATGATGTTGCTGACGACGTTTCCGCGCACGATCACCTGTCCACAGTCCGCCAGGCCCACGGCCTTGGATCGCGCATTGACGATGGTGTTGCCCTCGATCACGGCGTCATCCGCATGTTGCAGGATGATGCCTCCTGAGTAGACGGAATTGTGGGTTGTCGCGGTGCCGGCGTGAGGCCCGATTTCCACCACTCCCGACCGGTTCGCTCCGTCAATGATGTTCCCGGAGATCCGCAACCGTTTCAGCTCGCGTGACGTCGTCGAGGCAAGGACGCCCAGGTACATTCCATTTGCTCCCACAGGCTTGATCACATTCCCCTGAATCAGCACGTCCGTGATCCACGTGTTGGTGATTCCGGACTCGGACCCAAGCCGGACGCCACTGGGCACATTGGTGGGATTTGGGGCGTAGGGTCTCAGGATATTCCCCGCGACCAGAAAGTTGGTGCTGTACTGACCCGCTGCGTATTGGGTGAACGCCACGCAGTCGTCCGTCGATTCGATGTCGCAGCCGATCACGGACACGTTGCGACTGTTGCCGACGTGGATGCCGTCCGCGTTGGCACCCCACCGCTCAGGCAGCGTGTCATTGTTCCCGTGGATCTGGCTGATGTGCAGATCGCGTAGGTGCGCGTTGTCACAATTCCGCAGGTAGAGGGCGAAACTCCCGAAAGCCTCCAGCCGGATTCCCCGGACCATGACGTTTGTGGCACTGTCTATCCACAGCCCCACCTGCTTCCCGTAGTTTTGCCCCACCGATGTGGTCTGGTTGGTCGCATTGCCGTGGATCGTTCCTGTGCCGATGATCGCGAAATTGTTGTGGGTCCCCGAGTCGGCAAAATGAAACAGGGAGGGATGCGCTGTCGACCAAGTGGCGGACGCGGGAACCTGAATGGTTCCGTGGATCTCGATGGTCAGGTTCGTGATCGCTGTGTTGGGCCGGACGCTGTTTGGACCCACAAACACGGTGGATCCAATGTTTGGCAGGACCAAGTGCCCCCCAGCAGCAGCCCAGACAATGGCAGACTGCATCCGGGCGGCGTTGTTGGATCCCTGTGTCGCATCTCCGGCGCGAACCCCGAATTGGAAAAAGTTGGCGGGTCGATCGAGCAGGACCCACGACCCGGTACCATTGCTGATTCTGCCGCCAAACGCATTGGTCGAGGTGGTCGAGTTGGTCCAGTAGTAGACCCCTCCGCCTCCGTCTCCCGGCGATGTGTAACCCAGGGTGCGAACCGATTTGGTGGTCCGGCCAGACAGGGTGAGCATTTGGCTGACGCTCGCGACTGATTCGACGACATCCGCGTACTCCACCGTCCCCTCAAGGTCGTCTGACAGTCTCAGGTACTGGCCGGACAATGCGCTGCCCGCATAGACCCGGGGTGTGATGAGGTTGAGGTTGGTCAGCCCGCGAACCGTTGTTATTCCGCCGTCCGCGTAAAGGGATTCCACCCCGTAAATGCCGGTGTTGACGCCGTCCAAGGTCAGGTTGTTGGCGTCGCCGACCTCGAAGTTGTTCGTCAACCCGAACGACATGAGCAGCGCGTTGGTCATGGACCACGTGGCCGCGAGCGAAACATTCGTCCCGCTGACGGTGAAATGACGTGAGTTCCATCCGATGTTGGTGACCGCTCCGCGGGCAGGAGGCGATGCCGCGGACATGAGGTTGCTGTTCGCCGCCCAAAATGAGGCGGGGGCGATGACCACGCCGTTGGTGTTCACGCTCACACTCAGTGCCACGGGCCTCGGCAGCTGGGCATGCAGCGCAACCAACGGCGCAAGGAGCAAGCAGAGCAGGAGTCGTTGGATCATAGGTCAGGCTTCACCGGCGGCGATCACCCACGAGGATGCCGTGCCGGTGAGATAGATGGAGTGGTATAGGTCGGTGGTGACGTTCAGCAGCTGGAGCTTGCCCGCGGTGGTGCGGGCATTGCCTGAAAGCAACTCCCCGTCCGCACCCAGTGCGAACTGCGGCGTTGCCCCGGTCAGATGGATGGCATGCCAGGCATTGGTGCCGGCGTTGCGGATCAGAAGTGTGCCGCCCTCCCATTTGTAATTCGCGGTGACGCCCACTACGGGGTCGATCGCCACGACCTCCTCTCCCTCGTCTCCTGTGACCCGGAAGCCATGCCAGCCTCCGGTTGTGCCGTTGAGCACCTGCAACTCGGCGTCCTGGTACCGATAGGTGAGGTTGGCGACCCCGCCCGTGACCCCAATCAGATCCTCGATGAGATACGTGCCATCGTCGTCGGGGACGACGATCCGCCGCGGCTCGGCATCGCCGATCCAGATGCGGTACTCGCCGCCCAAGATCGATTGCGTGACGAACCCGGTCGAGTCAGTCACCGCCAGAATGTCTCCGGACGCTGTCACGGCACCAACGCGGCCGGAGATACCCCACCGGCGACGCAGCCGGATGACGTGACCCGGGATGCCGTTGCCGCCGTTGTCCAGGATGCGGGTGAAAAGGGTGGGCATCAGATCAGGCCCCTGAGGCGTTCGCGGGTGTTGAGTTGCGGTCGGGATCTGACCACGGACACGCCGCCCGTGGTTTGGGTGGTGGCGTCGCCGGCAGTGGTGGGCGTGCTGATGGCCAGATCGCACGCGGCGACCTTTGCGAGGTTCTCCTCGGCAAGGCGCAGGCGGGTTCGGTGGTCGTCCGTCGTCGGCATGACGTCCGGCACACGGAGCATGATCGCGCAGCAGACGATCCATGCGGCGTCATCGAGCAGCTCGGGTGGGATCGTCGTCGTGGTGGCATCCAGGACGTAGTCCTCGCAGGAGGCAATCGACTGGCGGACCCGGGCGACCGTGTCGCGGATGAGGACCGCGAGGGGATCGTTGCCGTCGAGGTTGTGGCGCTCGCGCAGCGAGGCAAGCGCGACGCTCGGAATGCGGGCCTCGATGTCGGCAGCGGTGAGGGTGACCCAGGCGACGGTGGCCATTTGGAAAAGGGAAGCCCGGGACTCGCCTGACCGATTCCCGGGCCGGTTTGAAATCGGGCCGTGTTCCGTGGCGATGTGCAGGATCGCCGCGTCTCATGGGCCCGCGTAGGAGTTCCGTTAGCTCGCGCTGGCGGTGATCTGGCGGATGCCGAGCGTCGAGGTGATGATGATGTTCTCGTAGTGGGCCACCGTGATCTCGATGAGCTTCGCGCTCTTCTGGTGGCGGTAGACCAGCCAACGTCCGCCGCCCTGGTTGGCGTCGTGCATGGAAATGAACCGCTTGATGTTCGAGGGGTCCACAGTGTTTGCCATCGGATCGGCGTAGAAGCTGATCTGGCGCATTCCGACGATTTCACTCTTCGTCGTGGCACCGCTCTGGAATCTCTCACGTGACACCCTGATCGCGTCGACCATCATCTCATCGGCGAGATCCGTCAGGGACATGCGAGCCGAAGCGTTGGAGCCAGCGGTGTTCTGGGCACGGAACGTGCGTCGCCGGAGATTCCACGCGCCGGATCCGTAGAGGATGCGGTTGGGCCGGATACCGGAGGCAGTGGTGGCTGTTTCGAGATCGTCAGCCACGTCCTGATCCGGATCGGCAGACGTAGCCCACACCCTGTTGGTGTTGGTTGCGGCCGCCGTGATGCCGGCGATGGCGCGCCGCACGGAGTTGCGGAGAAGCCGGCGTTGCATGCGGGCAACCGCCTCCTGTTCCCAGTTGTTGCCCGTGACGGTGTCCAGATCGACGATCTCGGTCAGGCCTCGCGGCAGCGTCTTCGCCTGCACGCTGCTGCTCGAATACTGGACGCGCTTGAAATCGGCCCCGATGGCGCGCAGGTCGTCGATCGTCTCGCTCAGGAACTCCTGGGCGTTGTCGGCACGCTTGAACTCGAATCGACGCCCAACCTCCACGGCGGGTGCGACGAAGTCCAAGGTCTCCTCCAGATTCTCCGGATCACGCCAGCCAGTGGCGTACGTGGTCAGAGGCTCGGAGAAGTGCGATTCGACGAATCGCGATTCGTTGGCCAGGTGGAGACCCGGCTGGTTGTACTGGCCGTCAATGATGATGCCGGCAACGGTGCTGGCCAGAATTGCAGAGCTGAGAGTCTTACTCATGTGATGACTGGTGATGTTGTGGGATCCGATCAGGCGACGATGCGTTGGATCGGGTAACAGTGCTGGACGTTGATCACATCGTTGTCCCCGTTAGCCGCCTCCAGGGCGCGCCCGATGATGTGGTAGGTGCCCGTCGCAACAGGCAAGGTACGGATCTTGCCGTCCGCCGCGGTCACAACCTGCGCGCCGGCCGTGATGGCCGCGGAGGCTACCATGAGCACGGTGCCCGGCTTGTTGCCGAGCAGCTGCACGTTCACGGGATCCTCAGCTGCCTCGGCCTCGTCGTCGACGACGCCCAGGGCGATGGAAGTCACGCCGGCCAGCGCCACGTGATTGATGGTGGAGCCGACCGCCACAACCAGATGTCGACGGGTGATCGCGGCATCCGTCAGGCGGCTCATGCACCCGGTTTCGTAGGTGCCCTCGGCGATGTTTGCGAACTCATAGTGAGTCCGTCGGTCGATCCGCGCCACGGCCGCAAGAGCCGCGGTGGCGAGGTGGATCAGGTTTTTGACTTTGTTCATTCGGACGATAGTGATGGGTGTTTGGGTCTACGGTTCAGGACTTCTCGGCCTTGGTGGCCTTGGTCTTCTTCTCAGCACCGGCCGCGGCTTCGTCAGCCTCGACCTGACTGGTGGCGACGAGGATCGCGTCTTCGGGCGACAGCGCGCCGCCGGACAACTTCACGCGCTCACGGGCGAGCGCCTGGATGGTTTCGTTTCGATCGGCCATGGGAGTGGTCGTTGGATGGTTGTCGGTTGGGTCGATTACTTGAGGCCGAACAGCTCCGGCTTCTCGGCCTTAACAGCGTTGAACGCCTCGTTGTAGGTCGCGCCCTTCTGCATGCGCTCGTTGATGAACTGCTGAGCCATGGCTTGGCGGGTCTGCATGTTCGCCGCGGCACCGGTGCCAGGCTGCACGGTGGCGGTGGGCGTGGTCTTGAGATGCGTCGCGGCACGCGTGGCGAGCTGCGCGGCGGCGCTGTTGAAATCGTTCGCGAACTGACCGGCGAGCGTCGCGCGCTCCGCCTCGGTCGCACGTCCGCCGCGTATGGCCTCGTCGATCAGGGAGGTGGCATGCGCGTTGGTGCGCGCCGTGAGCAACGCAGCCAGGCGATTGACCTCGCCCTGCGCGGTGGTGAGGGCAGGCCGCTCATTGGCGGCCTGCGTGGTGGACGCAGCCTTGTCCGCCTCGGCCTTCTCGGCTGCGGCAGTGATGGCGGCGGTGATGGCTGCGAGGTCGGCACCGTCAGCGACGGTGACGCCCATCCGCTTGAGAGCGGCAATGAGTGCGGACAGATCCATATAGGTTTCGTTGATCAGTTGGACGGGAAGGTTTGGCTGGGTCGTGAGCCCGGCGGAAATGAGTTGGGTGGGACGCAGCACATGGACGCCGTTGACGACCTCCACAGGTTCCGCGGTCCAGCGGGCGGAGAATCCCAGACCTGGTTGCGACTGAATCAGCGCCTGACCGTCGCCGTTGAACACAGGGAGCGCATAGAGTCCATCGTTGCGGACCTGAAGCTGCGCGATCACGCCCTTGTGCCCCTTGTCCGGGTATCGGTTGCCGGCACCAGGGAAATCCGGATGGCCGCTGAAGATCGGCACGCCGCGCAGCCAGCGCATGATGCGGGATGTCGCACTGTTGAAATGCGCGACCATCGCCTCCGCCGCGGTGCGGTCCATCCGCTGGATGGCCGGGGCGGGCTTGCCCTTCACACCGCCACCAGGGAGGACCTCCGTGACCATGCCAGGGAAATCCCCGAAGGGCGCGATCTGCGCCCAGCCGTCCTCACCGACAGCCGCGGCCGTGTTGGTCAGCTCACAGCGGGTCTCGCCCTCGTTGGCGAATTGAAAGGAGCGGCGTGAGTCAGGGCTATGGCGAATCGCCAACCCACGCCTAACCGCCGGGGTCGTAACGGCGGAAAGAGGAGACCGCAGCAGATCCAGTCCCTTGCCGGATCCTACCCCGCCGCGCATCTCGAAAACGTCGTCCACGCCGCGCATCCTCCCACCTCTGGGGAGTTGCGCACGGTGCCCGGCGCTATTTCGCGGTGTCCTCTGGTGCCGTCAGCAGCCCGCTGACCACGCTGCCACCGATCACGCGCTCCATGACGCGCACCGTTGTTGGGTCCGTCGAGACCTGCCGCAGCAACCGCGGCAGATCGAGACGCAGGGACATCAACGCCTCTCGCTGCGCCTTCGGGTCCGTGATCTCGCCGATCATCCGCAGACGCTCACGCACCGGCCCCATGGACGTGGCCACGGCCTCGGCCATCTGGTCGAGGCTGGTGCGTTGGTTGGCCAGCTGGCTCAGCGTCGTACCCATGGGTCCGCCCATGCCCATCGGCGGGGCGGGCGGCGCCGCGGGCTTGAGGAGTTCCTCGCCCGCGGCCGGCAACTCGCGGCCGTACCGCTCGGCAACATCCGCCACGGACATCGGCACGCCCGCGGTGTGCAGGAATTGATCGACCTTGAGGTCGCGCTCGGTGCTGTCGCCCTCGGGCAGGGTCAACTTGAAGTAGGCCTTCGGCTCCACGCCTGGTCCGAAATACCACTGGATGACGTACCGCTCCACCTGGTGTTGCAGGGCCTCGCTCAGCGCCTGCACATCGTCCTCGGCGAGGATCTCCGTCTCATCGCCCTGGAGGGACGCACCCACACCGCCCGCTCCCTGCGACATCGTCCCCAGATCTGCCCCACGCCAGAGCGTCACGATGCGGCGTTCCAAATACTCGACGAGGATCGACTGCGGCATCGCGCCCGTGTTGCCGCCCTCGATCGTCGTCACCTCCGTACCCTTGGGGATCACGCAGGCAAAGTCGGAGCTGAACGCCGCGGCGGCCGTCTCGACCTGCCCCCATTCCTCGCTCCCCGGTTTTGCGTCCGTCTTCCACGCCTGCCCAGGGATGCCGAACCGCTCCGAGTACCCGAGCCAGTCCCCGAGCGCCATCCCGGTCTGCATCACCAAAAGGCTTGTGGCCTCCATGAGACCATCGCCACACGTCACGAGCCATCCGGCGGGCTCCAACTGGACGCCCTCCATTGCATAGTCGCCGGTGAGGTACCGCAGTTCGCCCGTGCGATTCTCGAAAAACCACAGCGGGATCCGGGTGAACGTCGCCGACAGGTTGCCCGGTTCCGGTTTCCAGACGATCTCGTGGACCGCGAACCGGTGGCCGATGCAGGTCGCGGCCTGAGCGAGCAGCAACGCGACGCCGCCCTGTCGGTTCCGCTCCATTGCGTCGGTCACACGGATGCCGTCCCAAAACTTTTTAAGGACCTCCTGGTGTGCCGTGGCCTCCGGACTCTCGTCGACGGTCAGCACGGACCACGGGAGACGGCTGATGCTCTTGTACCGCTTGCGGGCCACCGACCCGAGCACCGGCGAACGCCGCTCCATGATCGCCCACGTCTGCGCGGCGGACCGCAGATCCCCCGCCTCGAACTGGTCGAGCTGCGAGGAGAGGGACTCAGGCGTCAGCGAGCGCAGCGGGTTACCCAGAAACATCCGCTGATTGCGGATTCGGACGGCGTCGAGAGCGGATTGGGTCTTCATGAGGTTAAAATGGGATCTACAGGCCCGTTGCGGTGCTTCTGCAAATGAGCGCAAAGGCTCTGCAAATCGATCGGAGGGGGTTGGGTGGTGTCCACATACCCCAAAAACGCTCCTGCGGGCATTTAGACGGGGTCACATTGCCCTCCTTCCGCCCCGCAACCGGCTTCCCCGGGGTGGACGGCCGACCGGCGAGTAAACGAACGGGGTCCGTGACCCGCTGGAAGCCCGGTTGGCGAGCGCGAGAGCGACGCAACGGTCGGCGTGACCATCGGGAGTGTGAGCGGCCCGGTACGTCACCCCGCCACCCGGCGAGGTCACGCGGTGCATGGAGTGCAGATCCTCGCGGATGGTGCGCGTGGCCGGGATGCCCAGCATGCGTGAGTCCGCCCGCATGCGGAGCTTGGACATCAGCTCCACCTTGTTGCCCTGGTTGAACGTGACCAACTCGATTTTCCCGTACAGGTGTTTGTCCGGGTTATACTCCCCGAACTCCTTCACCAGGTAATCACCCAGGCCCACGCCGGGACCCGTATAGTCCAGGCACACACGGCGAGCCCGCTCGATGCGTGGAGTCAGGATCTCCACCTGACGCGGCGTGGGGGTCTTCTCGATCTCCAGCACTTCCTTGGTCATGCCGAAGCCGCCGATGTCCTCCAACGCCCAACACACGGTCAGGTCCTTTTTCCGGCCGAAATCGATCCCCAGATCAATCGGCTGCGGTCCGTTCCCCAACCAGAACTCCATCGGCTGGCTGACGGTCGCGAGGGGATTCTCGATGAGGGCAATGACCTCGTACGGCAGCAGCACCGAGGCGGAGTCGAGGAACTGGCACTCGTACTCGACCGCCCATCCCTCGGGATCGTCGAGGCCCTTGCGCAGCTCCTCGATGTCCACGCCGAGGCCCATGGCCACGGCCGTGTGGATGTCCACAAAGTGGCCGGACCACTCGCCCTTTTTCACCGGGCCACGGTCAGGCGTCCACCGGACGGATTTGCGCCAGATGTCGGCGAACTTGTTGCCGGTGCCGTTGGGAGTGGAGACGATCCGGATCTTGTACTCCCCCTTCAGCGGATTGCTGATCGAGGGATAGATGGCGCGCCAGATCGCGTCGGGATCCTCGTGAAATGCGAACTCGTCCAGGACGAGGTTGGCCGAGTAGCCGCGCATCGTCGACGGGTTGGCCGGCACCGCGATGATGCGGGAGCCGTTCGAGAGCTTCGCTTCGGCGTTTTTGAGCAGGGCCTCGCCGTGATCGCGGATCTCCTGATAGTCCTCGACCGCGAGCCCGTACGCCTCGATCCACTCGCGCGCCTTGAGCATCCACTCCAATGCCTGGCGTTCGCCGGCAGATCCGATGACCCACGTCGTTTTGCGGGCCATGGCATCGGCCACGGCCTCCTCGGCAGTGCCGAACGATTTGCCCGTCTGCCGGGCTTGGAGCGCGATCTTGAACCGGCTGGTGTCCTCGACCCAATGGCGCTGGTACGGCAGCAGTAGGTCGCGTGGTGAGGCTGCCATGGCTCAGACCTTGATTCCGAAGATCTCGCGGAAGCGCGCCATCTTCTGTTCCTCGCTCAGCTCGTTGGAGCCGAGCGTGGCAGTGGCGTCGGCACTCTGTTTCTCCAGCAGGACGATGCGCCGCTCCTTGAGTGCCAGCTCCTGTTCGCGGATGCGGAGCTTGGCATCCTCGTTGCGCGATCGCAGGCCCACCTGCACGACCTCGGCCAGATCCTTGAGGGTGTCGATGTCGAGTGCGTCGCCCTTCTGGAGACGCATCTCGAACGCCGCCTGTCCGATCATGCCCAGGAGAGCGCCGTAGGCATCGCCGGGATTCTCGGCAAACGCACCCGTGACCTGCTTAGCCTTGGCCGCACTGGCCGCGATGCGTTCGAGCACCAGCTCTTGCCTGCGCTTGTCCGCCCAGCGTGCCAGCGCGGACTTCGAAGGCACGCGCTCCCCCGCAGGCCACACGCCGCGGAGGCGCGTGAGCGTGTCCTCATAGGAGAGGTTCTCGACCGTCAGCCATTGATCCAGCTCCGTCTGGAACCGGTCGAACGGTGACGAGTCGCTGCGGGTTTTGCGTGGCATGATCAGCGGAGTTGCACGGCGCGCGCCGTGCCCTTGGACGTCAGCACCCACTGGCGTTTGCCCGTGAGCGAGTCCGTGTGGGCGGAGATCCAGCCCTCGGCCTCCATGTCAGACAGCAGCGTCCGCACCTCATCCATGGACGGCACCGGATGCGGAAACGCAACCTGTACGCTCTGGATCAGGCTCTCCTCGGGGAACGGTGTCCCGTCCATGCGGCGCAGCGCACGGAGGACGAATAGTTTTGCGTCAGCGGTCATCGGCGGTGATGGGTCGTGGCCTCGAACCGTCCCCTCAATTCGGAGACGGCAGACAGGATTTCGTTCGTCCGCTCGTGCAAGGCGACGGCGCGTTTCTCGCCGGCCTCGGTGATGCGGTTCTCCATCGCGTGCAGGTCGCGGTGCAGTTCCTTGAGGGCCTCCTCCGTCTTCTGGATCCGGTGTTCCTGCGCCTGCACCTCGCGCCGCGTGGCGAACAGCGAGAAAACGGCGATGACCCCCGGCACCCCACCCAACGCGGCAAGGCCGGCGGCGATCCACAGACCTCCGTTGGCCTGCGCATTGGATGAGATTTCGGCGATCATGGTTTGCGTAGTTCTGCGACTGCGGCCCGATCCACCTGGCGGAACCACTCCGGGATCACTCCCGCGCGTGCCGCCTCGGCCAGATCATCAGACGTGGCGGCGCGCTCAGCGGATTTTCCCGAGGATGGAGTCGAGGGCTTCGAGGGCCTTGACGGCGTTGGTGCCGCTGGATTGCTGGGTGAGTCCGCCGACCTCGGCGCCCTGACTCCTCTCGGTCTGAGTGGCCTTGAACTGCGTGAGGGTCGACTTGGACGTGAAGAGCGTGCGGGCCGCCACTCTGGTTTCGATTCTTCCTTCTCCGGTGTGCTCATTGCGTTCGTCGATCTGGACGGTTTTGAAGGACGCACACCCGCTCACGACGCTCGCCGTGATGAATGCGAATCCGAGAGCCAGGAGGGATGCCGCACCCCGCTCAACGGAAGCGGCGGAGACCACGGTAGAACGGGACGCGGGATGCGGGATCTTGACCGATGCGAAGAAGTCCAGGCTCCACGCGAGGGCCTGATACCACCACGAGGACGTGATGCGTTGGAGTTGCGCGTCGTCGTCCGTCGAGGGCGTCGCCGCCACACGGGCCCGCACCAGGCTCATAAGGGGTTTGCAGACCAGACGCAGGCCGCCCATCAGCAGGAGCAGCGTCGCCACCCAGGGATGACTCTCGACGACCTGCACCACGAGGGGGCGCGCCAGATCCGCGGCGAGGTCGGGGGGCAAAGGGATTGCCTCCTGGCTCATGACAGCCAGAGGCGCGAGGAACAGACCGAGCAGGACGAGCAGCAGGACGAAAATCAGCGGACCGGTGCGAGTGTTCACGGGCAGTGTCTCCAGGTGACCCCCGTGCTGCACGAGGAGGTTCTAGCCGGAGACAACGGCTGTTCAGCAGCCGGGGGCCGTGGTGTTCACTGTGTCTCCGCCCTCCACGTCCGTTTCAGGCTCCACACTCTCACCTCCGGTGAGGCACTGCACTGCGCCGGGCGCTATCAATCGTCACCAGCGTGAACTAGGTCCATTACACGAGGAGAGAAGACCGCCAATAATGCTCAAAACAAATGCGATGATCATCAACATCTTGATCGAGTCGACTCCGTCCTTGATCGACCGCAGCAGCGCAATCGTCATCTGGGCCTCGGTCATCGGCTGAGGTGGTGGCGGGATCTGTTGAGGCGGCGCTTGTGGAGGGGCCGGCTGCGCTGGCGTTGCCTCGTTGCCGGGATCGTCAGCGTCAATCATCGCCCCATTGCATATCGGACAGAGCAGTGGCTGGCCTTCTTCGATCTGAGACTCTGCCTGGCAGGCCTCACAAAATATGGTGGTCGGGTTATTCACAGGTACAGCGGTTGTCCCTCCCCAGTAACCATTGTGGGTGCGTCACTGTAGAAGAGGATGCCCATGCCAAAAATTACACAGACCGAATTCGTCGCCCTTTCCGATCAGATTTTCCGGAGTCTGAACGAAGCTGAGCGGTTGGCTTTGACGCATCGCCTACGGAAACTGGCTCAGATTGTGAGGTCTGAACTACCACAGCTGCCGCCAGCACTGCGGTTGCCGCGGACGCAACCTTCTCCGTTTCGTCTTCGCTGTGCCCGTCGACCGGTTCGGGCCCGGCCACTGCGGTGAGCATGTTGGCGATCGCGATTCGCTGGTCTGATGGAATCCGGCGCAGGGTCAGTAGAATTCTGCGCTCCTGATCTGACACGCTTGTGAGTGGATCTGGCGGAGGTGCCTCCCCTGGCAACTTCAACTGCACCCCAGACAACGAGGCAAAAAGCCTCAGCACTTGCAGGGACGGGCGAGTGATCCCGTTTCGGTACTGGGAGATTGCCCCCTTTGAAAGACCCAGACGATTGACGCAGTCTGTGGCGGTCCACCCGGCTTCACCCATCAGGCGCACGAACTCTCTGTTGTAGGCATCCACGCACTCCGGTTTAGAAACGAAACTTTCCCCTTGCAAGGTATAGTTACAACTGTCACGTTTAGTTACGAAACGATGAGTCACCGAAACCCCAGTGCGAACCTCGGAACGATTGCCCGGATCAACGGGACGACCGTGACGGCGTTGGCGAGACAAATTGGGCGTAGCCGAATGCAGTGCTACCGGGCGTGGGCGGACATCAAGCCCACTCCAACGCGCCGCATGCTGCTGGGTGCTCTTCGATTCAAGGAGGTGCCCCGTGTCTGATTCATGGACCAACATCGTTACCCACGTCATGAGGACGTTGCCGGCTGGCGTTGAGCCCCGGCTGTCGATCCTGAAAAGCCTCGATGAGGCTATCCCCGCCACCCACTCGCTGGCCGAAACCGTCAAGGACGCACGTTTCGGATTGGAGCATCACATCACCCAGCTCCGCGAGCTGAACCTCGGCAATGCCGGATCGGAGGTCGCATGAGCACCTGGCAACTGCGCTCCACGGACAAGGCGATCCTCCAGATGATCGTGAAGCTGGCTTACGACCTGCGATTGGCAGAGGCCCGCTTCCGCAAGGCGGTCACCCTATCGCGGCTTCCGGACGGCCCCGGAAATGAGGCCAAAACTCAGGCGGCGACCTATTGGAGCTGCTCGGGCCGCCGTGACGCCATCCGCGAGATGGCCACGCCCACGCTCCAGATCTGCGCAGCCATGCCCCCCGCCCGTCGCCGTGAGGCGTGGGTCGCGTTCCGCTCCGGGTGGCGTCTGGCAGGCAAGTGCCTCGGAGGTGCCCGATGATCTCCAAGGAGACCATGACACTCCTGCGAGGTGTCGCCTGGAATCTGATCAACGCCGGGGATGTGATCCGCAGTGGGATCACGCGTCGCGGGCCGGACTATCATTCCTTCCTTGCCGGCCTGACCGCCTCGGACATCTCACAGGCCCGCATCACCCTGACCACCCTACGCCGCACCAGCTCGCCCGAGCGGTGGGAGGAAATTCGCCGGGCCATGATCGCCGAACTCCAATCCGTGCGGGTCACCATCCTGCGCGAGCCACTCCGGAGGGCGTCATGAGCGGCACGATCAATCCGCGCACCAGCGCAGGCCTCTCCACCCTCGCCGCGATCGTCGGGCAATGGGGTGATGACCAACGGTTCCACTCCCTCCGCAAGGGCCTCCGCGAGGCCAGCGAGCAGATGAAGCGCTACGAGGAAGCCGTGGACGCGGCCGTCCAGGAATACGAGACGGAGAGTTGGACCGAGGACACCCAAGGCGCATTGGCGGAATGCCAGGAGGAGGCTGAGCGATGAACCCTCACCTCCCCAGCCTGCACGACGCCGGCCACGACGCGCACCAGATCCGCCGCGGGTTGGAGCGGTCCTATACCGACGCCGAGAACGCCATGCTGCGCGCACAACGCCGCGGGTGGCCCGACATCGCCGCCGGTATTCAGGAGGTGCTGACGCGCCTTGAGATCCTGCGTTCCGCCGCCGAGGAGATGCGCCGGGAAAACACCCCCGCCCACTTTCGCCAGGGCGGTGCCGCCGGAGCGGCTGAGCGTCATGCCCAGAAGGCCACGCACGTGGACACGCGGGACATGGTGATGACACCAACCGAGACCCAGCCGTGAAACAGCTCGCTCTCCAACTCCCGGTGACGGCGCACACCACGCTCATCAGCGTGGACACGGCCCGGGCCGTCCTCGGTCTGGACGCGCAGAGCGTCGCGGCCCTCTGCGAGTCCGGCGAGCTCGAGTACACGTTCGACCTTCGCAGGGCGGATGCCGAGCGGCGCGAGGTCCGCATCTGGACCGAGTCCCTCCTGGCCTACTCCCGCGGGATCCGCGTCGAGTCCGATCCCGAGTCCGCCATCCAAAGCATCATCGGTCACTCCCTCGCGGAGTGGATCGCATGCAGCCAGCTCTCGCTCCGGTTCACCGTCCACCGCCGGTCGGTCGTGCGCTGGGCTGAGTCCCGCGAGGTCCTCGGCGTGCTCTCTGGTCACACGTACCAGGTGAAGCGCCAATCCCTCATCCCGTTCCTCATGTCCCGCAGAATCCGTTGATCTATGAGTTCCCAAGACGTTGAAGTGCTCGAAGTCGTTTCCACCGCTCGCCATGTCGAGGTTGAGGACATCGGTGGCGATAGCCTCCCGCCCGTCGTGACGGTCCCCGCCATCAGCCAGCGGGTGCTCACCAAGCCCGGTCTGGCCGGCGACATTGATCGGCTCAAACTGTACGCGTCGTCGTCCGATTGGTTCGCCCGGGCCAGCCTCGCGATGCAGGTGATGTGCGGAATCACCCTCCGGGACATCAAGCGGATGAGCCCCTACACCCAAGGGCGCAAGGCCCTCCCGGGGAAAAAACCGCACGATGCGGGTTTTTCCAAAAATGGGCCTGAAATGGGCGTTTCTGTCGCCTCCGACCCCTTTGCGGGTTTTTCCACTTGGGAGGCTTTCCTCAAGGGAACGGCCGGAATCAGCGCCGACACCGCGGGCCGCTGGATGGCGATGGCCGAGGCGGCGTTGCCCAGGCTGCGGAAGTTGGATGGCTGGGGGGATATGATCCAGAGCTTGCTCGATCGCCCGATCAGCAACCTCGCCCCTGAGGAGGTCCAGATGCTCAGCAAGGCCGTCGCCAAAATCACGGACGGCCGGACCCAACTGGATTTCCTCGCCGAGCTGGGGATCGTGAAACGCCCGGGCAACCCCGCCCTAGGGGGAAACACCGGCGGACGCCCCGCGGCAAGCGCTGTGATCGACGAGGAGGCGATCAAGCGCGCGGCGATCGAGGACTGGGCCACGGTCGAGCGCGGCATCCTCGGCGGCGGCATGGGATTCACGGTCCTGACGGATGCGGAGATTGAGGCTCAGATCGGTCTGCTGGCGCGTGCCTTGAGTGTCCGCCGTGAGTGGATCGCCTCGCCGGCATCCGCCCGGAACCCCCAAACGATCAAGACGCTCGGACAAACCCTCGCCTGATGCGCTCCCTCACCCCCAACGATGCGGCGTGCCTGGCTGCCCTCCCTGCCGATGTCCGGCAGGAGGTCCGGCTCTGGATCACCCGGCTGGAGTCGCTCACGCCTCCGGTGACCGCGGCCCTGAAGGAGCTGGCCAAATCGTGCGGGGTGTCGTTTGCCACGGCTCGCCGGAAGTACGATGCCTGGTCAAAGCAGGGCTGGGAGGGCCTCGTCAACCGCTCCAAGGCGCGCGAGGGCGAGGCCGGCCTGCCCGATGGCCTCATCCTACACTGGCAACGCCTGTGCGTCGAAAACCAGCGCAAGTGCAAGCCCGCCTATAGGAAGTTGGTCCGCGACTTCTTCGCCGGTGCCACGATCCCAGGCGTTGCCGAGGGCACGCCCCGCAACGAGCTGCCCCCGGGCTGGTCGTATGAGAACCTCATGCGGCACAAGCCAACGGCCTATCAGCTGAAGGCCATCCGCATCGGCAAGGCGACGGCGAGCGATCTAGGTCCCATGGTCTATACGACCCGGGCCGGTCTGGCGGTGGGCGAGATGTACCTGTTCGACGACATCGTCCACGACCATTTCGTCAACGTCCTGGACACGGCCAAGACGGGCCGGCCTGTCGAGTTCCACGCCCTCGACCTCAAGAGCGCGTGCAAGGTCCACTGGGGCATTGCGGCACGCACGGAGAGCGACATCACCGGCCGCATGGAGTCGCTGCGCGAGGAGCACATGCGTTTCCTCCTGGCATCGCTCCTCAGCTCGCACGGCTACCGGCCGGTAGGCGGCACGACGCTCATCGTCGAGCACGGCACCGCCGCCATCCGCGAGGATCTGGAGCGCATCCTGCACGACCTCACCGGCGGCCTGATTCGCGTGGCTCGGTCCGGCATCCAGGGGGATCCCGCATTCGTCGGCCAGTACGCCGGCCGCGGGAAGGGCAACTTCCGCTTCAAGGGCGCGCTCGAATCCCTCGGCAACCTCATCCACAACGAAATGGCAGACGTCCTGCAGCTGCCCGGCCAGACGGGTCGCAACACGGACGAGCGGCCCGAAGGCACCCACGGCTTACTGCGGCACAACGACGCGCTGCTCAACGCCCTCACGGCGATCGCAGAGACCCGGCCGGATGTCGCCCAGATGCTCCGGTACCCGTTGGTGAGCCTCACCCAGTTCCGCGAGATCGCAGAGCAGATCTACGCACGGATCAACTGCCGCACGGATCACCGGCTGGAGGGTTGGGACGCGATGTGCGTGCCCGCCGATGGCGGTCTGTCGATCCGGCGCATGTCCCCTGCGGAGGTCTGGACCAGTGGACGCCGCACGCTCACGCCGCTGCCACCCGAGGGCATCGCCCAGATCCTGTACCGGGATTCGGCGTCGGAGGTACGGATCACGCCCCGCCACGAGATCGAGATGATGGAGAAGGGCGTCAGCGCCGATGCCCTCCGGTTCCGCGCCGAGGAGTTCGCCCCCGGCGAGAAGTACCAGGCAGTGCTCAACCCCTTCGCCCCGTCGCACCTGTTCTTGTTCGACGCCCGCGGCCGCTACGTCGGCAGCGTGCCCCGGATCCTGCGCCCCTCGCGCAACGATCAGGAAGCCGTCGCCCGCCAGCTGGGCCGCGCCAGCCACGATCTCGCCGAGCGCCTGCGCCCTGTGGCCGTGCTCGGTGCCCGCATCACCGCCCAGCGGGTCGAGGAGACGCAGGCCAACGCCGCGGCGCTGGATCTACTGAGCGCCGAAGACCGAGCCGCCGACAAGCTCGCCGCCCGTGCCGCCCGCGCCGGCGCCGGCATCGTGCGCCCGGAGCGCGCCGAGGCCCCCGTGGCCGTCGAGGAATTTTCACCGACCGAAACCCCTGCCGAGACAGAGACACCCGTGCAGGAAATCTGAACTGACCATGGAAAACGAGGAGACACCAAAACAACCCGTGGAACGCGTCGCCCAAGTGCCGCGTCCATGGACCATCGCCGCCGACGTCGTCGCGCGCGCCACTGCAACCCTGCCCGAGCCGCAGCGCGAGGCCCTGCGCTGGCTGGATCAGCACGCACGCACCGCAGGCCTGACCCTGCGCGATGTGTCCGGACAGATCACCAAGGACGACGGATCGCCCTACAGCATCGCCACGCTGTACGCGGTGCTCACAGGCAAGCGCACCGAGGAAGGCGCAGGCATTGACCGCGTCTGCGAGTCGATACTCCAGTACAAGCGCCGGACGCTGGAGACCGCCCCTCGGATGGACACGGCGTTCATCGAGACGGATCTGTCCGCCCTCATGTTCCGGGCGTTTCGAACGGCGATGAATCGGCATCGGCTGAGCTTCATTTTCGGCGAGTCCCAGATCGGGAAAACGGCCGCGGCCGTCGAGTTCCAGCGCCAGAACAACCATGGCAAAACGATCCTCGTCCGCATGCCCACGGGGGGCGCGCTCACGACTCTCTCGGACGAGATGAGCCAGCTGTTCGGTATCGCCCGCAACAACCTGGTGGGCGGTCGCCGTCGGGTCATGGACTGCTTCGACGAGTCCAACCTCCTGATCGTCGACGAGTGCCAGCACGCGCTTTCCACGCGTTCCGGAATTTCTCGATCGCTGGAGTGGCTCCGCGAGATCTACGACCGCCGTCACTGCGGCTTGGTGCTCATCGGCAACTATGCGTTCAAGGGCGCGCTCGAAAACAACTCGGTGCTCAAGCAGCTTTGGAAACGCCGCTCCCCTGGCTCCGTCGTGCAGCTGCCTGAGATACCCGGGCCTCGGGACGTGGTCCGGTTCTCCTCAGCGTTCGGCCTGCCGCCCGCGCCGACCGAGAAACTCATGGTCCGCTTTCAGGTGTTGGATGAGGCCACCGGCCAACAGGTCAGCCGGACCTATAGCGCCATCCCCGCAGATCTGGAACGCACGGTCCTCCGGCGTCAGGGCCTCGGCTCCTGGATCAAGCTCCTCGAAGACGCCAAGGACGAAGCCGCCGAGAGCAAAAAGCCCATGAGCTGGGGCCGGGTGCTCTACACCTATTGCCTGGCCGAAGGGGAGGGCGTCGCGTGATCACCACCCAGATTTCGGGCGCGCCCTGCGCCCATCCGACGGACGAACCCGCGCCGTTGGCCCATCCCGCCCACCTGACGCCATCCCAGGCGCTGCGCCGCGATCTCCTCGCCGTGCGGTGGGCGGTTCTCTCTCCGATGATCCTCAATCGTCTGTGGCTGATCCTCGCGGCCTACCTGTCGCCGTATGGCGATGTAGCCTGGTTCGCTCGCGTCGCACCGGCGATCGCCCTGGTCGTGATCCTGATCACCACGCTCCCGAACTATATCCTGCTCTCCCTGCACGCGGACGCCACGGCTGAGTCGGCCGGTGGACCCGAGGCAGACCAACAACCTACCCACTGATCCCATGTCGAAGAAGAAGCCCTCGCCGCCCAAAACCTACGTCCCTCCGATCGAAACCGTGGACGGCCTGAACGCCCGCGCCAACCAGCTCGTCGAGATGAAGACGCAGCTGGCGGCACACAAGGCCGAGCTGGACGCGAAGATCGCCGCTCTCAACACCGCATTCGATGAGGCGCATCGCGACCTCATGCAGGAGATCGATGCGGTCACCACTTGCTGCCATCTCTACTGCACCGCGCACCCGGAAATCTTCGGGCCGAAGAAGCGCTCGATCGAATTCGGCAACGCCACCGTTGGGTTCCGCACCAACCCGCCCAAGGTCGAGATGCTCCACAAGAAGGACACTTGGGAGAACGTTGCCTTCCGCATCCAGGCGCAGCCGTGGGGCGAGTCCTATGTCCGCGAAACGATCGAGTGCAAGAAGGACGCGCTCATCGCAGACCGCGAGAAACTCACGGCGGAACAGCTGCGCACCGTCGGTGTGGAAATCAACCAGGGCGAGACCTTCTTCATCTCTCCCAACAACCAATCGGCGGCTCCCGTCGCGATCTGACATGATCACCACGCACCTCACCTATACCCGCGGAGGCACCCTCACCCAGGCGTTTGTCTGGAAGAACCCAAACGGCACGCCGATCGACCTCACGGGTGCCTCCGCATCCATGACCGTGTGGCGCAGCGCGAATGAGGCGGAGGTTCTGGCCACGCTGAGCACCGAGACCGGCGGCGTCACCCTCGGCGGCACGGCGGGCACGGTGAGCGTGAGCGTGCCGGCCGCCACCACGTCGCGTTGGTCGGGTACGGTCTACTACCGGATCATGATCACGCGCCCCGGTGGCAACACCGAGCCGTTCGCCCAAGGACGGATCAACCAGAACGTCATCCAATGAGCGCCGAGGTCATCGAGGTCATCCGCGAGGTGAGCGTGGTCGAGGTCGTCGATCAGCGAACCACCGTCGAGGTCACCGCACCCGGCCCGCAGGGTGTGCAGGGGCCGCAAGGTCCCATCGGTCCTGCCGGTGCCACAGGCCCGCAGGGCCCCACGGGTGCGACGGGTGCGACGGGTGCCACCGGGGCAACTGGTGCGACGGGTGCCACCGGTGCCACCGGACCCCAAGGTCCGGCGGGGCCCACAGGTGCCACCGGCGCTCAGGGACCCGCAGGTCCTGAGGGTCCCCAAGGGCCCACCGGCGCCACAGGACCGCAAGGACCCACGGGCGCGACGGGTCCGGCAGGTCCTACTGGCGCTACAGGCCCACAAGGACCTCAGGGGCCTGCGGGACCCAGCGGCAGCACTTACACAATCATCACGACACCGGGATCGGGCGCGTGGACGAACCCAAGTCCAACAGTCAGGCGAAAAGTTCTCGTCCGTCTGATTGGCGGCGGACCCGGGGGTGGATCAGGACGCAAAGGCGCTGCGGGAACGGTCCGCTGTGGGGGTGGCGGTGGGGCCGGCGCCGCTGTCAACGATTTCTGGGCGTGGACGGATCTTCTGCCGAGTTCCGTCCCCTATAATGTTGGTACAGGCGGAGCGGGCGGGGCGTCTGTCAGCGCGAACTCGACGAACGGCAACCCCGGAATCGCGGGAACCAATACGACGTTCGGGGCGTTTATCGGTCTGGCAGGTAATCCCGGCGCGGGCGGCACCAACGCATCCGGTGCGGCCGGCGCTGCTACCGGCAGCGGCAGCTATGTCAGCGGCATCACCGGCAACAACTCCGCTGGTGGGTCAGCCTCGACCACGGGCGGGGCTGGTGGAGCCGCGCCGACACCTAACCACTATGTGCCTACCGGCGGTGGTGCCGGCGGTGGCATCACCACGGGCAACGTGGCCAGTGCAGGAGGACAAGGTGCCCCGGCGGGTAGCGGGTTCGCCGGGTCCGCGGTGACTCAGGGCTTCGGCGGTGCTATCGGACAAAACGGCAACCAATCTGCCGCTCCAATCACCGGCACGGGGTACGGCGGCGGCGGTGGAGGATCCTCGGTGCTCGGCAACGCGGGCAACGGCGCAAACGGACGCGGACCAGGTGCCGCAGGTGGCGGCGGCGGCGCTGCGACAGACGGTGTCGGAAACTCGGGGGCTGGGGGATCGGGCGACAACGGTTCGATCGAAATCACCGTTTTTTGATCTATGAGCTACGCAATTTTTCACCGAGGCCGGAACTCTGTGGCCACCTACGTGACGGAGCCCAAAGGAGCCCTGCCCGATGGCTATGAGTTCATCCCGGCACAGGATGTCCCATCCAATGCGATCGTCGAACCCGCACCAGGGACATTGGGTCCTGTACCCGACGAGATTCCACGCTGGGCGATGCGCGAGGTGTGCGTGCTGCGCGGTCTGATCCCTGCGATCGAGGCTGCGTTGCAAGCCCTGCCCGAGCCCAACCGGACCATTGCCCTCAATAGGTGGGCGGAGAAACCCACGATCTCCCGCGGTTCGCCCATGATCATTGCGTTGCAGGAAATCCTAGAGTGGGACAACGCGTACGTCGACGAACTGTTCCGCGCGGCGGACCAACTGGGATCCTGACATGAGCACTGATACCACACCATGCCTGGTCGTCGCCCCGTCCGACTGGGTTCAGGTCTCCCGTCAGGAGTGGGACGAGTTGCACGCCGAAATGCGGTTGCTGCGCTCCATGCTCGGCGGATCTGGCCAGATCGGTGAAATCATCCGTACGGCTGCCATGCTCGGTGGGGTGCGAGTTGAGGACATCGTCGGCCGATGCCGCTCTGGCAGTCTGATGAGGATCAGGTACGCCATCTATGTCGTGGCCCGGGGAATGGAGATCGACGCCAAGGAAATCATCACGGCACTCGGCCGCAAACGGACGCTCGACCTGCACTATGAGCGCGCCGCGGCCAACTATCTGGACACCGACGCAGATCTGCGATCGCTGATCTCCCGATTGGAGGCCGCATGCTCCTGAGCAAGGCGCAACTGACCCTCTGGTGGCGCAGCTGGTCCGCCGCGTGCAAGGCCCAAGGCTGGACCCGCGAGGCCGGCTGGACCTCTGACCAGGTCGACGCGAAACGCCACGAGATCTTGGAGGCCCTCGGCTTCGCCAGCCTCCGGGACGTGGACAACCGCGGATTCGATCGCCTCCTGGCTCGCGTCCGCAGCCTGGCCAATCGGGTCGACGGTGCCGTCGACGAGGTGCGTCCGCAGAACGGGGATTCCCGGCGTCTCCTCTGGCGCATCGAGTGGCTCATCAAATGCGTCGAGGTGTACCTGCCCGGCAAGGGTGAGGCGTACGTCGCCGGCGTCGTGCAGGACAAGTTCCCGGGCGTCGACAAATACGGCACCGGCGTCATCCATCCGCGCCACTGGCGCGACCTGTCCGCAGTGCGCTCCGTGGGCAAGGAGGACTCCGAACTCGACCAGCTCCGCATGACCCTGACGGCCCGTCTTAACGGCCATCACGGCATGCGCTCGAAGCATGGCCACAGCGTCCACGACATGTGCGCCCTGGCTCAGGTCACCTGCGCCTGCGAGGCCTGCAAGCAGGCCCGCGCCGCGGCCAAGGGCGAACGTCCTGCACCCGCCCCGCAACGCCCGCGCAAACCCATTTCAACGCCCGCGCCGACGCCCGTCGTCGCCGGCGGTGGAGACGACGACAACAATCCGTTCTGAGGAGGAGATGATGAACCACCATTTGGACTACGTGGTCCTCTGCGATGGCGACCGGATCGACGTGCGCGTGGATCTGGAGGACGCCCGTAAATCCGCACGCGCCGCCTCTTTGGACCCAGCCCGCCACGGCGCGATTGCCACGATCGAGCGGTCCGGCCGCATCGTCGAGTGCTGGTCGTCCGGATCCATCCGCAACCTCCGCCGTTCGCCTGGCGAAACCTTCCGCCGCGTCTCCTCATGACCCCATCCACCAATCCACCTTCGGCCTTCGTTCAACCGACCGAGATCCTGGCTCTCCGGATCCGCGTCGCCGACCTCGAATCCCAGCTGGCCAACCGCGATGCCAGGATCGCTGCCCTGATCACCGCCGGCGACGCCAACGGCATCGATCACACCCGCCCCGGATGGAAGCAACGCTGGGCCGAATGGATGCGAGCGAAAGGCTACTGATGAACCAATCCACCTATACCGCCCAGGACTGCGGAAAATCCCAAAATCAACTGGTGCTGGAGATGCTCGTCCTCGCCGGCGGCGAGTGGGTGAGCCTGCCAGATCTGATGCGGCATTCCGGATCCGCCAACATCCACTCGCGCGTGGCCGATCTCCGCAGGCGCGGCCACAACATCCAGTGGAAACGCACACAGGTCGGCCGCCGCATCCACTCCTGGTACCGGATAGTCTTCGATCCCGTCCCATGATCCTCAATTTTGCAGACCTCTTTTGCGGTGGTGGCGGCACGAGCCAAGGGGCTGCGGAGGCCGCGATGGCGCTCGGCTACCAGCCCCGGATCACGGCCGTGAATCACTGGGATCTGGCTATCGAGACCCACGTCGCGAATCACCCCAGCGCACGGCACTACTGCGCGAGGGTTGACAGCCTCAAACCGACGGAGCTTTTCGGCACCGGGGAACTCGACGTTCTGTGGGCATCTCCGGAATGCACGCACCACTCCCGAGCCAGGGGTGGAGCACCCATACAAGACCAGTCCCGCGCGACCGCGTGGGACGTGGTGCAATGGGCCGCTGACCTTCGTCCGTCGGTGGTGTTTGTTGAGAACGTGCCGGAGTTCGAGGAATGGGGGCCGTTGGACGACACCGCCAAACCGATTCCCGGTCGCAAAGGCGAGGTATTCAATGCATGGATCAACGCCCTTCGATCCTACGGCTACACGGTCGACTGGCGTGTGCTTTGCGCGGCGGATTTTGGAGACCCAACTGTGCGTCGTCGCCTGTTCGTCCAAGCGGTGCGGCAAGGGCGGAAAATCGTCTGGCCGAATCCGACCCATTCGAGGTTTGCTGATCTGCTTGGCAGGCCGCTCTGGCGGTCGGCTCAGGATGCCGTGATTGACTGGTCGATCCCGGCTACTCCGATCGCCAAACGCTCCCGCGCTTTGCGTCCAAAAACCCTCCAGTGGATCCGGCAAGGATTGGAGCGGTTTGGGGGATCTCCTTTCCTCGTCGCGATGGAGCACAAGGGTCGGACCATTTCAGCGGATCAGCCGATGCCGACGGTGACGTGTGCGCGTGGAGGAGCCATCGGTGTCGCCTTCCTGATTTCGTACTACGGCAACGGGGGAGCCCGCCCCATCTCGGAGCCTCTCCCAACCGTGACTTGCAAGGCCCGGTTTGGGTTGGTTCAGGCGTCGCTGGATGAGGTCGCTTTCCGCATGCTGCGTCCTCACGAGTACGCCGCCGCGCAGGGGTTCCCGGCGGGGTATCAATTCTGCGGGACGATCGAGGACCAAGTGCGGCAAATCGGCAACGCCGTGCCTTGCGGTTTTGGCCGAGCGCTTGTCGGTGCTCATTTGCTCCAGAGCAGCGACGTTTCCAGCCTCATGCGAGGGATCGCCTCGTGATGCCAAAGCGTCAGCAACGCGCCCGTCGCCCGCAGCGGGATGTGCTCTCCCAGGAGATCCTCGATACCCTCCTCGGATTCATCCGATCGCACTGGTACCAGGACGCCACTCCGGCGGCATTTGCCAAGGACCGTCCGCGGCTTCTGGAGTGGGTGGTTTTCGAGGCGGCCGGGCGACTGGATGGAGCCTGCCTGACCCTGCCCGGTGCCCGGTACCTGGAGATCCACCTGGAGATCCTCCGCGAGGCCCTGACGCACGGCGGCCGTCCCACGTACATCCCGGCCTATCTCCGGCACGTCGTGCAGAGCCATTGGCGCATCCACTGGGAGCGCTATTACGACGAGGCCAAATTGGTCACCCCGACGATTGAGGAATGCCTCCGGGATCTGGCCGCCGGCGTCGGGAAAAAACCGGATCCCGTCCGCGATCTCGCCCAGGCTCAGCAGCTCCTCGCGGTGCAACGCCGCAGCAGATCCACCGAGGCCGCCGCCGCCCGCGCCGCGTCCAGGTCCCAGCTCGATCTTTTTTGAAGATTCTTTGCCGTGTGTATTGACATACGGTAGCCCGCTGGTAGATTGCTCCCGTCGACCGAGAAACCGGTCGGTCCGACCGGGCGGAACCCGGAACGCAAATCGAAAGCAGAATCATGAGCAACTACAGCGAATACACCGTCCGCGTTTCCACTGATCCCAGCTACTACTCATCCACCTGCACCCAAGCCGACGCGGAACGGATTTCCGACAACATCGCCAAGCTGGTCGAGGCTGAGTTTCTCGGGGTCTCTATCATCAAGGAATCTGAGATCGGCGGGCGCGGCGTGAGCGGCCCGGATCAAGAGATCGTCGACGAGATTTCGGACTGGATCTCCACCAACTGGACCGCCGCCCTTTGACCTCAACTCCCAACCGAACACAACATGAAAGCCAACGAGATCAAGCAGGCGATGAGCAAGTTGCGCTGCAACAAGTACCACTCTGGCAACCGAAAGGTCACATACGACGTCGGCCATTTCGTGTGCCAAGGCTGCGGCGAATTCCACACCGTGGAATCCGCAAAAGAAACGCTGGCTGGCCAGGTTTCTGAGATCACTGGCGGCGGCGGACTGGTGCGCATCTCCTGACCCCGCCCTCTCCCCTGCGTGACAGGCGGGGGAATGAGCGGTGCCAGACGGCACCAAAAGCGCATGAGCACATTCCTCGAATACGTCGATCTGGAGTGGGTCCGCACCCACCACCCAACCGAGACTGGAAAGATCAAGCCAGGGGAGTGGGTTGGGCGCATCATTCGGCACGCGCGGAGCCGCGGATATTCCGGTGAGATCACACACGCCGCCGCGTGCCGTTTTCTCAACGAAAAGCTGGGCCTCGGCGCTCATTTGCCAAACCGCCGTCAGGACGGAAAATTCCGTGTCGGGAATCGTGCTCGTCAGATTGGCGATAAACCGTTGGAGGGGCAGCTCCAGATGCGAGTCGAGCTGGCGCGGAAGGGGGCATGGGTCAAAGCCTCCCGCGATCAGGGGCTCTCCCTGTCCGAGTGGGTCGGTCGGGTGCTCGATGCAGCCGCTGGCAGGACTGATGCAGGGGGCATGCAACCCGCCTGCAAGGATTCCGCGTAGCCCCCGAAGTTGTCTCAAACCATTGCAATTTTCCGGTTTTCGGCCGGATTTGTCTCAAACCCGCATCGTGCGGGTTTTTTCGTTTGGAACTCGTTGGTTTCCCGCGTCATCCCGAAATTTCCCGCCTGATTTCGCGAATCTCAAACTCGGCGCCAAGACTCACTGGGAACTGGAAACTCCTTCGCGGCACACCCGACTTCAAACTTGAATCTTCAAACTTGAAACTCTCACTGCGCCGGCGCGCAGGCACCGAGGCCGAGGGATTC